ATCATTTGTTGTTATATCTTTTGAATAATTAAATTTATCACCAATTACAAAACCAATATGTTTTTTTACATTATCTTTTTCTTTTTTAAAATTATATTTGTATATATCTGTTTCATTTAATATTTTCTTTGCATCGGTTAATTTTTCAAAGTTTTTCTTTTTGCTTTCTAATGAAGATTGTTCAAGAGTGGTACATCTTATTAATCCGTTACTTGCATATAATCCAATTTCAACAGATTGCACTTGCTGTGTTGTTTCATCAAAAAGTAATATTTGTGCATTAGGTCCATGCAATTCTATTTCACCTGAAGTTGTGCCAGATAATCTTGCTGTATCATAATCTCCTGTTTTGTTTTTTATTAAAAAATATTGTGGAGACATAAAACTTTGAACATCAGTTCCAACAGCATTAATTGAACGAAAAGCATTAGTTGAATTTAATATTATTGCTGGTCCAGTTGTAGTTGTAGGATTTAAGTTAATTATTCCATCATTAATATTCAAATTATTTGCTGTTGCACCATTACAAGTCATATTGCCATCTTTATCAACACTAAAATTAGTACTATTAATAACTATATCATCACTAGTCATATTAATTTCTTTACCCTCTAGTGATATTTTATTAGCTTCTATTTGTATCTCTTCAGCGCTTTGATTTATAGCACTAATAACACCATCTTTTTCCACTTTACTTTCTATTTTTCCTTCCTGTTCATTTACTTTAAATGACACATCTTTACTACTCATTACAGAAGTTGTATATGTTTTTGTGTTGGTTTCTACTTCTTTTAATTCTTCTGTAAATATATGTTCTTCAATTCCTTGATTAATTGTAATTTCATTATTTAATAGTAAGCACTTGTAACTTTCTCCTCTAGCTTGTGTTGTAAATAAGTCAAGAAAATCATAATAACATACACCTGTTGTTGTAAAGTCATTTTGATAATAAGTTAAACCTTCCAATTGGTTAAATATATTATTTACCATTGTTTGTGTTTCTCCATTTAAAGCAATTAAATTATCAGTTATAGTTATCCTAGTCAAGCCATATTGCTTAATAGAATTTATATCTTCTGCTATAAATTGTAAGTTATTGTCGCTATCATAAATGGCAACGCTATTAACAGGTCCAACCTTTTTTGTTATTTTAACATTTATATCTTTTAAATAATTATCATCAATAGTATCGTTTGTTTCAGTTGGATATGCAACTTCTAAATTGTCATTATCATTAATTAATAAATTACTACCTGTTATTTTAGAAACTTCATCAAATATATCTCTATAAGTTATATCTTTGTCTTTATAGACATCTTCATAAATCAGTTGATTATAATTAACAAAATTTGTATCTTCAAAGTCTAAACCAATTTTACCACATAAAACATTAAGATATTCTTTTATTGTTATTGGATATGATACATTAGAAAGGTTTTTATACTTAACCATAGAAAATAACATTTTGTCAAAGCAAACATAACTCCATGTATCTGTATCTACATTATATTCTTTTGAATAAATATAGTAATTTCCATAATCTAAATATTCATATTCTTGTTCATCTTTATCAACTAACAAACCAAAATGTGGGTTTACAACTGTTCCTAAATTTAATTCATCTTTTGTTTCAAAATTAAATTGTTTCATAAGGCTCTGTAATAAATTACCGTTTTTTATTAAACTCATTGAAAAGATATTATTTTCATTTATTTCAATAGGATTATCATAATTTGGATTCTCACTTATTAATTGTAAATCATTTTCAGTAAGTATATTATCACTATTTTCAGCAACTATATCATAACTATTGTAATAAATAATTTTGCCTTTAATTTCTCTACCTAGTTGTTTAATTTCATATTTAAAATCACTTGTATGTGTTCTCATATTACACCCTCTTACTTACAGCTATAAACGAAAGACTAAAACCTTCATTTTTTGTTTGTCCTACAAAATATTTATTTGATATTTCATAATCACCTGTATATGTAGTTATTGTTGTATTTGCTTTTTTAAACGGATCATAATAAGTGGTTGTTTGATATGCACTATCAAATATTGGCGCAAGTGTTTCTAACTCTGCTTGTGTTAATTTTCTAAATTGTAATATTAATTTTGGGAAAATGCCAATTAATGTTCCAGATTGTACACCGGCCAAATTTCTGCCACTATCACTTGACCACAATTTATTATATTGATACTTTGCTTCTACAAGATACTGCCCCATTGAAATACCATTTATAATTATACTATTTTTATTTAAAAACATCTTATCACCTTCCATTCATTACAAAGTCTCTTTGGCTTTGTATTTTTTCCATTTGGCGACTTATTAATCTTCCATCCATATAATTATTCATTTGAGCATTAATAGTTATATATTTGCCTATTGCTTCACCAAGTAAACTCATTTGTTGACTATCTGTTAATGGAATAACACCTTCCATACCTCTTTCGCCTGCTATTGCACCACCAACTGGCACTCCTCTACTAGGCATATTAATAATTCCACCTTTTGCAAGTCTTGGAAATGAAAATGTTTGTAATTTATCAATTTTTTTAGGAGATACTTTGTTTATAATCCCTATTAATCCATTTATAGCACGAATTGGTGAATTTAAAAATTTTTCCGTTTCTCTTAAAATAGCATTAATAACATTTTTAAATTTTGTGCCAATAATATTTCCAATTGCTGTTCCTATTGCACCAAATTTATTAGTTAGCCATGTTTGTATATCTGTAATTATATTTTTTATTTTATCTCTAATATCTTTCCAAACATTTACAACTTTTTCTCTAAATTTATTAAAATTATCTACTAAACCATTAATTTTTTTGCTAAACCATTCAACAAAATCGCTCCACACTTTTCCTATTTCTTCTCCAAGTGTTTTAAACGCTTTTCCTATTTGGCTCGCACCTAAGATTATAAATCCTATTATGTCTATAACAGCACCTATCCAATTTCCTGTTATTACATCAATGAATAATTTTGTCAACAACAACATTCCAACTACTGTTTCCCAATTATCTATAATCCATTTTCCAATTTTAACAAGTGTTTCCATCCACTCTGGAACTTTTTGATTTTTTATTTTAGATAAATCTATTGAAGGTGCAACACCACCTGTATCACTACTAGTGCCTGTTTCTGAAGTATCTTGTAATACATTCATTTCATCAAAACCTGCAAGTTGATTTTTTAATTCTTTTGCTGATTTAGCACTGTCTTTTATTCCTTTTTGGAATTTATCAACACCAGAATTTTTAAAAATATTATAACCTGTTAATCTTTTTATAAGTGTTCCAACAATTCCCAACAATTTATATACTAATTCCACTATTCTAACTATAACAGGTTCTAATGTAGAAGCTATTGCAAACTTTATATAATTAATATCAGTTGCTAATTGGTCATTATATTGTGTTAATGTACTCATTGCTTGTCTTACAAAAAAGTATGCAGAACGGACACCAAATATTGCCAAGCCCCATCTTGTAACTTTTTTAATCACTTTTTCAACAGAAGTTCCCACACCATCTATACTTTTTTTTATATTATCATAATTTTCAGATTGTTTAAGTTTTACATTTATTTCTTCAATTTTTTGCTTTACTAATTCTTGACTATCTGTATTATTTTTTATTTTACTATTAATTGTATCTAGTTCTTCTTGTGTTATTTCAAGACCTGCATTAATAATTTTTAATTGATCTTCTTCTTCTTTTAATACATAATTTACTTGTTCAGTTGTTTGAGCAAGTTTTAATTCTTGGTCTGTGTCATATTGGATGGCTTCTTTTGCAAGTTCAAACTGTGATAAATCAACTTCTATTTTTGCTTTTTGCTTTAATAATTTTTCTGTATCTTTATCAAATCTTTTTAATTCTCTTTCATAATTTCTAAGTTCCTTTTCAAGTTGTGAATTATCAATTTTAGTTCCAATAGTTATCCAACCATCTACATCCATAATATCACTCCTTCCTATTCACAAAATTTTTAAAAAACTCTTTTGCACTCTCTTTTTCTTTCTCACTTAGTGGTTTTTTCTTCTTTTTGTTCTTCTTTAGTGCAAATTGTTCTTGCAAATCTATTAACTTTTGTCTTTCTTTTCTGTCTTTAATTTCATTTGGATTCATAGTTCTAATGTTTCTAACTCTATTTAAAACACAACTATTTCCAAGTTCACTATTAGAAAGCCCGTTCATTAGTTTTGTAAATTTCCACCAATGTATTTCTTCTTTATCAATATCTAACCCATTATAATCACTATACATTGATGTCCATATTAAATCATAATCTTGTATATAATCCATATCAGGGTTTTCATTTTTTTTATTTTCTATTTCTTTGTTACATGCAAGATATTTTTGTGCTAACTCTAATAATTTTTGTTGATGTTCTGGGTGATTTAAACCTTCATCACCATAAAGCATATAAATAACACCTAATGCTCTTTCAAAGTCGCCAATTGTATCATCTTCCGCTATTCTGTTACATTCAATTGCAACTCTAAAATCTGTGTTTATTTTATATCTTTTATCTTCAACTTCAACATATTCTGGGTACATTATTTTAACACTTCTTTATCTTTGCTAATAGATTGCCCATATTTTGCTTTAATTTTGTTTGTAATTTTTTCCATATCAAAATCTAAATGTTTCATAATTTGTGTTTCTATCAGTTCATCAATTTCTGGAAAAGTTGTCCATTTTATTTTTTCGCCATTTAACAATTTTTGTACGCCATTTTTACCTAAGAACATGTTATACACTTCTACTTCTTTTTTATAAAATTCATTAAGTGCTTTAATTTTATCTTCTTCGTTTTGGGTTAATAACTTTTTACCTTTTACATCTTGTCTTTTTTCTATTATCACAAATTGGTTTCTTAACCACTCTTTGTTCTTCTTGTCTTTTTCAATTAATTCTTGATATTTTAAAGGTAACTCAATATCTTCCAAATCAAATTCAAGATATTCACCTGTTTCTTTTCCATTGGCATCTTTAATACCTAACCTTAAAGTTTCCCTTTTATTCAATTGAATATAATTGTCTGTCATTATTATTCACATCTCACTTTCTATTTATTAAAAAAAGAAGGTCAAGGGTTTCCCCTTAACCCTCTAAAAGGTTTTTATAAACTTGCTGATGGAGTAAATGTTGGCTTTCCTGTACTTGCATCAAAAGTAACAGTTCCTTCCACAGCATCTCCATCATAATATAAATCATATTCAACAACTGCATTTTCATTCATAAATTGAGTTATTGCTACAATTCCATCAGTACATTTAGCTGGATATACTCCACCTTCACCAGCAAATATATCAACATCAACAATATGAGTTTTGTAATTTAATTTATCTCTACCATTAGCAACAAATTCAAATACAGGGTCTCCTTTATATGCTGTTTGCGATACACTTCCTTGTTTTTGGTTGCTTTCATGTACATTTCTAGCATTCTTTTCTATAATCCATTTTTCTTGTTCAATTTGTGGATTATAACTAATACCATAATCTGTAACACCAATACCTAATACTTCCAAATTCATTGTTAAAGCACTTGGAGTTGTATCAAGAAATGTTACAAGCGAATTATCTCTGTCTAACTTTTCAATATCTTCAGGTATTAGTTTACTCATATCAATTACTGCCATTTTATTCCTCCTTTTTAATATATTCTATATGAAATTTGAATTTGTATGTCAAACTCTGCTGTGTTTGTTTCGGCAGAGTTCATTGTTCCACAATTCAAACATTCTATCTTTTCTATACCATCAATTTCAGGCAAAATGCCTTTTTTATTATTAGAATAAATTTTGTTTTCAAAATCTTCAAAAAAGCCAATATTTGAAAGATTGTTAATAACATCTTGTGAGTAAGCCATCCTACTTCTAAATGAAAAAACATCTCTTTGAATTTTAACACCAGTTATCCACTTTTCAACTGTTGTTTCTGTTGGTATTTTGTCAAGTGAATAATTGTTTATATCGTTGCTTAACATATTAGTATTAATTTGATATTCTTCATTATCCGTTATAAGAGCATCTATTATATTAAACAAATAACTTCTTAATTTGGTAATTCTCTTGTCAGAATAGTCCATTGTTAGCCACCTCCATGAGTTTTTATGTAATTGCCAACTTCTTTTACAACTTCATTCATATCAGCACTTATCATTTTCTTATCCCAATATGGCCCTGTTCCGGGAGTAGTCCAATTTTTTATAACATGACTACCATCTTTTCTTTGTCCATAATATTGATAACTTGCATAGGGACTCATATAAGTTATAGTATTTGTAGTCAAATATACATTATTTCTTAAACTGCCTTTTGAAACTTCTTCACTCATTGGAACAAATTTATCCATTTTTTTATAACAAACTTCAGTAAAATATTTATGTGCCGGTCCGTTCTCTTGAATGTTTAATCTTTTTTTTATTTTGTCAAGTGAATTAATAACTATTGGCATTACTTACCTCCAATATGAATATGTGGAACTGTACCAAATTGATTATCATTAATACTTGTTATATTATAAACTTCATAATTTTTTAAATCTTGTTGTGTGGTAATATCTAAACTCACTTTTCCTTTTACAATAATGTCTCCAATTTTGAAGTTATTAATGTTTAAATTATCATTAATAGTATAGTAGATTCTTACTTCAACATCGTTAGCATTATCATAACCCTTGTTAAGTCCAGCACCTTTACCACCAAAAAACCAAACTTTATCATAATTAAATCTAGTCCATGTTTCTAATTTAGTTTCGTTGTTAAAGCCTTTATGATATATTGTTACACCATTATTTACTAACATTATTCTACTCCCATATACATAAGATGTTCTCCGTTAAAAATTACTTCTAATAAATAAGTTCTTATAATATCATTTATTTCAGCACTTTTTGATTGGATTATTTCTTTTATTTGAGTTGATTTAACATAAGTAACAGAATAACCATCTATATTTTCACTCGCAATGTTACTATTACCTTTGGCACTATCAATGCTTGTAATATAACTATCTATTATTCCAATTAAATCAAAAATACATAATTTTGCTTCTTGTGGTATATCTTTGTTTTCAATTCCTTTTAGTCTATTTTGAGTTCTAATATCAACTTGCCTTCTACTTTCAAATTCTAATAGATTAAAAGGCGTTTCGGCAAGTGTTCCGCCTAGTCCTCTATATTCTGTAAAAGTTAGGTATTGTCCACTAAATTCCATAAACGCCCTCCTTTATTCTTATAAACTTGCTACTTCTCCGTTGTAGATTATTAAATCTGGTGTTACTGCTTTTGTTCCTTTGTAAGCAAATAATCCAAATGCTGTTGAATCACTTAAATCAACTTTTGCTGGGTTGTAAATTGAAGTCATAACTGGTTGTGCTACTGCACCTTTAACCATTACTACATAATTAATTCCTTGTGGTAAGAAAACATTTGAGTAAACACTAACATTGTTAAATGTTCCTTCTTCATAATTTCTTACTTGTCCTAAATCGTTAGAGTTAGAAATTGAATTAATTTTATTTCTTAATCTTCCATAATAAGCTGGAGACATAACTACTTCAATCATGTTACGAGGTACACCTTGTACAAAATCATTTTTAGTAGTTTCAATTGCTTGGATAGCTTCTTCAATTTCATCTTCAATTGCAGTTGCACCTGCACTTGCAGTAAATGAAGTACCACCATTAACTGCTTCTGCAAAGAATTTAGTATCTAATTCTACTGCTAAAGCATCTTGGTGATTTCTAGTTCTTCTTTCTATTAAACCACCAACACCATAAGTTTTAAGGTCTTTTTCTTCAACCTCTTCTAAATATTCAGTATCATCATTAATAGCAATTACAACTGGTTCTGCTTTAATATAATCAGCCTTTCCAGCAGTTCTTGCTGTTCCGTATGCTTTTCCAACTTTATTTACAAATCTTTTTGCTTCTACTGTACCAGAAGTTGGATCACCTGATAAATCAGTATTTTTTAATCTACTTGCTAATGTAATATGTTGTAAGTTTTCTATAACTTTTCCATATTCTTCAGCAAGTTTGTCTTTTCCTTCTGTTCTTAGTTCAATACTAAGGGCATCAAGTCTTGCCATTTAAAATCATTCCTTCCTTTTTTTACCACATAATTGGCATATCTTTTGTATTATTATCTTGTTCACTATCTCCCATGCCTTCCATGTCTTGTTGCTGATTTGGGTTGGTAAATATATCTGTTTTATCTTTTGTTAATTCATTAAACAAATCTTGAATACCTTTGCCTTTATTCTCTGGTTTATTTAAACCATTTTTAATATCAGCCATAAGTCCATTTCTTGCATAGTCGCTAGTAAATGTTTTGCCTTCAAACAATAAATTAATGTTGTCTGTTAATAATTTGTCTTGTTCTTCAGCTTCTTTTTTTGCTTCTTGTTCCTTAATAGAGGTTTGCAACTCCTCATATTTGGCTTGCCAATCAGCATTTTCTTTAGCGCTTTCGTTGAACTCATTGATTTTAGTTTCAAAAGTTGAAATTTTATCTTCTAGTTCTTTTTTGTCACCTTTTAATGTTTCAATTTCTTTATCCTTTTTTGTAATTGCTTTACCATATAAGGACATAACTAAATCCTTTTGTTCATCAGTAAAGTCTACTAAATCTTCTCTTTTCATAATTTCCTCCTATCGCTTTTTGTTACGAGCCGCGAACTCGCGAGATTCATTATAGGAGTTCTCTGCCGAACTCTAAATAAATTATAATATAAAAAAAAAGAAGTGTCAAATATATGCTACTTCTTATTTGCTTTCTTTTTTGTAGTTTTTGTTTTTGCTTCTTTTTTAACTTGTTTTTTTGTTTCTTTTGGTAATTCTGGAAACTCTATTTCTTTAATTTCTTCTTTTGGTATTACTTCAATAATTTCAACAGCACCTTTTTCTTGTAAATATTCTGCTCTTTCTGGGTCTGTTTCCCACACTTCTCCTTCAACAAAATATACAACTTTTCCATTTACACTTCTTTCAACATCTTTTACTTTTTCAAAACCTGCCTTCGCTTTTACTTTTACCTTCATTTCCTTTTCCTCCTTAAATTTTTGTATTATATTATTTATTTCTTTCTCACTTACTTCTCTATCATAGTCTAAATAATCTAACCAGCCCTTTAACGCACCGTTTTCATATTCTTCACATTTGGGTATTTTTTTTATTTTATTTATATCAAAGTTCATATCAAGTGGTACAACATAACCATTAACACCATCTTTAATAAGTTCAGTACATCCACCAACATCTGTGACAATGCAAGGAACTTTATACTGTAAACTTTCTTGCACTGTATAAGGCAACCCTTCACTATCACTTAATAATATTGTATAATCAGCACTTGCCAAATAATCCCAAATATCATATCTTTGCTTCCAAAAATGTACTTCTTCATAATCACATTTATAGTTCTTTGAATTTGTAAATATATTCCATTCAAATTTTATTTCTGCATTTCTCATCATATCCATCATTTTAACCATTCTGTTCCAGCCTTTTGCTGGGTCTAGCCTTGTACAACTGATTAATTTCAAAACTTTGTTTGTTTCTTTTCTAGGAAGTAAGATATTTTTAATAGTAGTAGGACTATCTCCTAATGCTTCGTGGCTCATTTTACTTACAAATTCACCACAACCAACTATTTCTTTTATTCCCATATCTTTATATTGTTGATATAATAAACCTTCATCTAAAAGATATTTATAATTTGCATGTCTAATTTCTATCATCCTATCTGCTTTTATATTTTTTGGTATTAATCCCCACACAGAATTGCGAATAAAAATATCACACTCATATATTTTATTTTCATCATATTTTTCCATTTTAACAAGTCTTGACATCTTTTTTAATCTTTCACTATCTCCCGAACAATACAAAACTGTTACATCAAAAAAATTTCTCAGCCACCAGCACCAATTATATGCCATTGTTTCAACACCACCAATTTGATGAAAATGGCATTGATAAAATATTATTTTTTTCATTAATTTGCACCCCAACTTCCAAACATCAAGTGCCTTGTGTAAACCTCATTGTTTAATTGCTCATGCCAACAAAATGTTTCTCTAGGAAAAATAGCCATATTATCTACTTCCTGACATTCCATTCTATCCCTATCAAAATATTTACCAATTATGTCACTCATAATCATAGTGTTTGTTTCATAATCGTGCCAATTTTCGTGTGTTTGAAAAACTTTGGTATCATAAATATCTAACATCTCTTTTATTAACTCATTATCTTTAATAGCACCCATAGTTGCCGTAACTGGATAATGTACTTGCTCAAAACCTGTAAAAAAATCGTAATTCAAAAATTTATCAAGTGATTTATAAACAACAACATCCGTATCCATATATATTCCACCATAATTATATAAAGCCCATAGTCTTGCAACATCACTTACATAAGCCCACTTCTTATTTTCATAAGCACTCTTAACATACTCATTATAATTTATATCAAAATTGCTTTCGTTAATTTCTAAATATTCCCAGTCAGGCATATTTTCTTTCCAACTTTTAATGCAATTTTGTACCTTTTCAGGTTTTTCTTTACCTCCAAACCAGCAAAAGATAATTCTTTTTGGTATCATTTTATCACCTAAAACAATTATAACATATAATAAAAAAAAGAGCAATTATGCTCTTTATTTAACTAACCATACATATTCAACTTCTCTGTCTCTGCAATCAAAAGTATCATATACAACTCCATTTTTAGAGCAAACTATATGCCCACTCATTGTAATTAAAAGTGTATTCAACGGAAACATACCAGATATTTCACCCACAGTTCCATGCAGATTATATAACCTTTGATATGTTCTATCTAAATAGTTTTTCACAAACTCTCTTTTATCTAATAATGTTCCTTCATGCTGTGCTATATCACTTAAATAATCATAAACATAATCCCACGATTTATTTGTTGCACATGAAATTGCCCTTATAACACAATCATCTTCATATTTATTTACAGCGTTTGCATTGTAGAATTTATACATTATCTCATGCTTCTTTGTAATGTTTCATTTAACATTTGTTTTTGTTGTGGTGTTTCTGCTTCTTCGTGCAACACTTTAACAAAATCTTCTAATGCTTTAACCATGTAGTGGAAACTCTTGTCCGCTTCTTCACCAGCACCATATCTTTCACGACTTTCCATATATCTTCCATATTCTCCAGCCATTCTATCTAAGCTATCATCACCACGATATTTCATATCATAGCCTCTTCTTCCATAACTTTCTCTACCATATTCTCCATAATTATCTCTACCATAGGCATCACGACCATAACTATCATATCCCGGCCTTCTTGCACCATAGTTCCCATAATTACCATAATTTCCGTACATCTCTTTATCCTCCTTTGCTAAATGTTTTATTTTGCTTAATTTATACAAATTTTCAATATTATTTACATTAATTCCTTCGTTTATTATATTTTCTAATTGTTCATCAACTTTTTCAATTAACTTTTCTTCCATTAATTATCACCTCTTTCCTCTAGCAACTTAATTATTAATTCGTTTTGTTGAATTATTTTTTTGAGGTATTTCTCATCTTGTGTTTGTAATTCTTGCATTAAATCACTATTATTGTAATCTCTAAATAATATTTCCAAACTTAACGCTTGTAAAATTAGAGATAAATTATCAACATAACTATTTTTCATTAACGGTTAAGTCTACTTATACTAAATGTAGCATTGGTTATAATTGCCTGCGTAGTTGATATTGGTGTTGTAGGGTCGGTTGGTGTTGGCACGCTTGAAACACTTTGAACTGATATATTTGTTGTTCCTCTAGGACATACTCTTAATTTTTTATCAAAAGAAACTGTCTCATAATCATCTGCTGTTGCAATTGTAACTGCTCTTACTGTGTCAGGTATCAATACACCATCTTGGAATAAACCTATTGCCACCACACCAGCATCTGCCGTACTCACAGAAGCACTAAATTCTACATCATAATATCCTGTATATCCATTACCAAATATTTTAAAATTAGGATTGCCATTTGAATAATCTAACCACCCGTTGCAATTACAAGTAGCACATCTTGTCCTAATATCTGTTTCATCAAAAGTTATTGGACTTGCGTTACTTGGCAAGGCAAGAGGCTCATTAATTATAGTTTCTATCATATATATATCTCTCCTTTCATAATTAAAAAGAATAGGACTTGCCTATTCTTAAAGTTCCGATTTAATCGGAAAGTTAGCAAGTTCCTGTATTCAGGTTAGTAGTAATCTACTCTATGCTATTAAATAAATTGACTTGTAGTGTTAAAACCACAACCACACCCACTATTAGGGCAAGTAAATATTGGTTGATTTCCATATACTGGTACTGTTCCAACAGGACAGTTCTTTAATTCATTATAGATATTTGAAGTAATTGCTTGAGTTTGAGCGATTTGTGAAGCTCTTAAATCAGCCATTTGTAATTGTCTGTTAAGTTCATCTATCTTTGAATCCTTTTCATCTAATCTATCTCTAAAGATTTCATCAATTATCTTTTGAGTATTAGCAGTTTGACTTACTAATATATCTTGACCAATTTGTCTTAAAACTTCTCTATCAGAGCAATTTTCACTAATTACTGTTGATTTTAAGTCTTGTATTCCAAGTCTATTATCAGCACTTGCATTGCATAATTGCGTACTTATACCAAATAATTGGTTCATATTAGCCATTTGTCTGTTGTTATCTGCTATTTCAGCATTAAAGAAACCGTTGCTTACTGTTTGGTTCATATCGGCACAGCAATTACAAAGCTGGTTGCTTAATGAATAAATACCACTATTTATTGTATCTAATTGATTAGATAAATGTAGTGTGTCAAATCCATTGTTGGTGTTTTGCATAATTTCTTTTTGCCCGTTGCTTAACCAAGCATAGCCATTGTCAAAACTATTGCCACCAAAACCACCGAAACCATTATTACCATTATTACCCCAAATTAGAGCGAGTAATACAATAAGCCACAAAGCTCCATCTCCACCGAAGCCACCGAAACCACTATTTCCAAAACCACCTGTCATTACTGGATAAGGATATGCGAAACCATTTCCACCATTAGTTGTAGCGAGTTCCACAGTTGGAGTTATACCTTGACTTCCGTTCATTATCTCACCACCTTTCTATTTTAATCTTTTTATATCAAAACTCTATTTTTGAGTGTTGATACCAAATTTATCTAATTGTTCATTTGTAATTCCAAATCCACTTGCAAATTTTTTAAATTGTTGCATTTGCTCTGGACTATAATTGCTAAATGTCTTATTTAAAAACTCCTTAGGATCATTTTGATTTTGTATTAGATTTTGAAACTGTTGAAACAGTTGTGGATTTTGGCTTTTTAACCGATTCTGCAACTGGTTCATTAGTATTTGTGTCGGATTCATTACTTCTCATCTCCTTTTTTAGTTCTTCAATCTGTGCTTGCAAATATTCTATTTGTATATCCTTGTTATCTTTTGGCACTATTTCAACTAATTCATAAGTTTTTATATCTCCTTTAGCATTTTTAATCCATACAACAGACATATCTCTACTAAAATAAGGTGTGTCCCCAAATACTGTATCTCTTTGAACTTCATCCATAGAGTTCGCGTATTTTATAATTTCTCTGTTCTGTGGTGCTAATTGAAAGTTTTGCGTTAAATTAGTTGGTTGTGTTGCTTGCTGTTGTGGTATCTGTTGTTTCATCTTTTCAAGTTCTGCAATTTGATTATTAATTCTGTCAATGTTAGCTTGTGGGCTATACATATTCATATACGGATTGTTATACATGTTTTCCTCCTAAATAAAAAAGAAAGGAGATGGCCTAGTTAAGAATATTTTACTTTCTTAATTCTCCTTTCAATTACATTATTACATAAAAAAAATGATATAAAATATCACTTTTATATCACTAATTATTGGAGTAATAATAATTTTGCTAACTCTAATGTCTTGTAATTATCGTATTTTTCTTTCAATTCTGCTATGGTTCTTGATACAGTTGCAGTGCTTACAGATAATGTCTCCGCCATTTTAACAATGCTTTCGTTTCTAATATAACCAATTAATACCTGTGTTTCTAAATCATTTAATATTGTTTTGTTTGTAAAATCATCAAATATTTGTTTTATAGACAACTCTTTCTTCATACCTTCACCCACTATCAACTTTATATCAAAAAATAACTTTGAAATTATCAAAATATTATCTTTTTGCTTTTTGTGAGTAGTATTATAAATTATTTTTAGAAAAGTCATATTATAAATTTTTATAAAAAATTATAAATTATTACAAATTATTACAATTTTAAAGTTTAAAAAAAATTATGTATTTTTTTATAAATATCTCTTTTTCTGTTTGATATCGTTGATGTACTATATCCTGTTATATTAGATATTTCTTTTA